CAGCGTCAGATGTGTATAAGAGACAGCCCCCATTCTTCCCCCACACCCCCGCACCTATCCGCGCGTGGTCGCGCGCGTGCGGGGGAGGGACGTTTGGACGGTGATTTGGAGGATTCCGGGGTGAATCATGGGGAGGCTGCGCCTCCGCAAGTGCCTGATTCTGACGAATCAGGAGGTATTTTAGATGATCGCGGCGGTGTGATAGCCGGTTTGTTAAATAGTGTTAATGTTTTCAGAGGTAGTGAGTTGCCGTTTAAGGAGGAGGTGGCCGGGGTAGTGCCAAAAAGACCGAAGCGGTGTGCGGGCGTGTATGCTTTCGACGTGCCGGGGAGTGTGGAGGAGGTGCTGGCCGAGATGAGGAATGGCTTGCATTACTCAGAACGGGAGGATGAACGTGTGAAGGATTTGGCAGAGAAGTTTTTCCGGCATTATGAGGACGGGCGGACGGCTGGAGGCGGTCTGTTGAAGAACTGGCGGTATAAGGCTCAGGTGTGGTTGCAGGAGAATGCGCGGAAGTGGCAGAAGGAGCGGATGCGGGAGGAACAGAAGGGCCGTGGCCGGGCCGCAGGTCAGGGAGTGAGAGAGGATATTGTGATTGATGCAGAAGGGTTTTAATGATGAATGATGATTTAGATGATGTGCTGTCCCGGATTGCGCTGCATGTGGAGAACGATGTGGCAGAGGCAGAGCCGACGATGTTTGATGATGCCGATGTGGTGTTTTCCCGCAAGCTGAAGCGGCTGAAGATGTGGGGCTGGCCGGAACAGTATTGCAAGCTGAAGCTTCCGTTTGCATCCGTGGAGGACGTGGATGCGGAACGCAAGGCCGGGATGTTGAGGGCTTGGCTGCTGGGAATGGCCGGGAAGGGGATGCTGGCCGTGGTGCTTGGCCTGAGAGGTACGGGCAAGACGTTGTCCGCCTGCAAGCTGGCGCGGGATTGCGGGTATGAGAGGGCATGGTATTTCAGCGGGGATGGCCTGTACCGGGAGAGGCTGGCGAAGATTGGGCTGGGAGGCAGTTTTGAGCGTGATTTTGCCGTGCAGATAGGGCATCGGCGCAAGAGTTTGCTGGTGCTGGATGAGTTTCAGCGCGGTATTGGGTACAAGGGGGAAGGCAGGGATTTGAGTTTGGATTTTTTTGAGGAGGTGGTGAATGCCCGGTATAACGCGGAGTTAGATACTGTGATTGTGGCTAATTGGACGCAGGAGGATTTTAATCAGTTTATGCCGGATAGCGTGAAGGATCGTGTGATCCAGCGGAGGAGCGAGAATCGCGGAGGGGTCAGGTGGTGCGATTGGCGGAGTTTCCGGCGTGCGTGACAGATTTCCCGGAACGGGTGTTCCGGAAAAAAACAGAAACATAATAACATAAGACATTATGATTAAGAAAACAGTAAAAAAGAGCAAGGTGGAGAAGAGTGAAGCAACGAATGAAGCACAGGAAGCTGCCGTGTGCGCGGAGGGCGATGGCAAGTGCTGTGCGCCTGAGTGCGCGGATGCTGTTGGTGCTACTGCTGCCGAGGAGGGTGGTGCGTGTGAAGTTGGCATGGCACAGAGAGCGCATTCCCGGACGTTTGCGATAACGAAGGGGAAGAAGTTCCACGCTGACCGCCTGAAGCTGTTGGTGGAGGTATGCGAGAAGTGGTGCCTGTTTGGCGATGCGTGGAAGACGAAGTTTGCCCGCGATGCACATGCTCTGATTGATTTGGGCTTGCTGGAGTATGTAAAGTCTGATAACGGGTATATGCAGGTTCGGCCTACGGAGGAAGGGGTGGAAAGGTATAAGACGATTGTGGCGGGCGTGTTTGGCGATGAGGTGAACGTGGCCTGAGCGGAGGCGGTTTGTTGATGCGAGAGGAACGGAGGAGTACGCGGCTATGGAGGAGGGCCGCCCGTTCCGTTGTTTGGGGGCGAATCTTCAAGGAGCGGGGATTGAAATTTATGGATAGGAGGTTTTATGAAGAAGTTAAGTGAAAAGGACGATGAGTTTTGCAAGATGATCGTGTGGGAGAATTTTTCTCCGAAGGCGGCCTATGCTGTCGTATGGAATCCCGGTGATGATGCGAGTGCAAGCGCGGGAGCGAGCCGGAAGATGAGAGAGCCACACATACAGGAGGAGTTAAGGAGGTTGAGAGCGGAATTGGATGAGGCTGATGCGATGAGCGCAAAGGAGAAGAGGAGGTATCTGGCGAAGCTGGTGCGAGGGGAGATTGGAGTGGATTTGGGGCTGTTTGAGTCTGCTCCTACCGTGCAGGAAGTGATGACTGCGATTAAGATTGATAATGAGATGGCCGGGCATAATGCACCGTCTGAGCTTAATGTGGGCGGTCCGTCTTTGGTTGATGCTATTTTCGGGTTATTGGGGGATCAGGGTCTGAAGGTGGGCGGGAGCAGTGAGAAGGTGACCGATGATGAGTAAAGAGCCTCCGTTTTTCCTCAGCGGCATGAATGATGCTGTGCTGAGTAAGTTTGCGGGAGTGCTGGGGGACAGGGAGTGGAGGCTGAATCATTTGTATTGGGTGGAGAGCAAGATGGTGAAGGGAGGGGATAAGGTGGTGCGGTTTCGGCTGAACAGAGTTCAGAACAAGTTGCACCGTGGGTTACATCATCGCAATGCAATTTTGAAGAGCCGCCAGATGGGGATCAGCACTTATCTTGCCATGCTGGCTCTGGATTGCATGTTGTTCGTTGGAGGGTTCCATGCCGGGATTGTAGATAAATCACTTCCGGATGCGGAACAGAAGCTAGGCAAAATCAGGTTTGCATGGGACAAGCTGGATTATGTGCCTCCGCATGCAACCGAGGAGGATTTGTGGCTGGCAAGGCTGGGCCGGATGATTAAGGAGCGGACTGGCAAAAGGTTGCGGAACAAGGGGCTGATACCAGTGTATGCTAATGAGCGGGAGCTGAAGTTTGCCAATGGAAGCGATATTTATTCAGGAGCGAGTTTGCGAGGAGGCACACTGGATATGCTGTGGCTGACAGAGTTTGGGTCTACGGCTTGTCACCATCCTTCCAAGGCGGCAGAGATTTTGTCCGGGGCGTTTAACACGGTTCCGAGTGATGGTTTTTTATTCAATGAATCTACGCATGAAGGGGGCCGGACTGGATTGAATTACGATATTATGAAGGGAGCGTTGGATTTGATGGGTAAGAGGTTGTCAGAGGTGCAGTGGAAGTTTTTCTTTTTTCCGTGGTTTGAAGATTCAGGGTATGTTCTTACTGGAGAGGGGTATGATGTATTGGATGAGGATAAAGCCTATTTTGCCGAGCTGGAAGAGAAAGGTATCAGGCTGACGCAAGGGCAAAAGGTGTGGTACTCCCATATGAAGCAGACTCAGGGCGATCTGATGAAGCAGGAGTATCCGAGTACGCCGGAGGAGGCGTTGTGGCCGCATGTGACGGGTGCCATTTACGGGACGGCGATGCACAAGTTGAGGGCACAGGGGCGTGTGGGAGTGAAGTTTCCGGTGGAGCCGGGTTATCCTCTTGTGTCGGCGTGGGATTTGGGGATTAACGATGCGACGGCTATTTGGGCGGCTCAGGTAGTAGGCTATGAGCTGAGATGGCGGAAGTTTTATCAGAGCAGCGGTAAGGAGTTGGCAGAGTATGCCGAGGTGATCCGCGCCTGGGAGCGGGAATTGGGAGTGAGTTTTTCCTATCATTTGCTGCCGCATGACGGCACGAGGAGGAGCTGGGGAGGTGATCCTTTAACGATTTTGCGGAAGACGGGGATTGGGGGGAAGTTTATCAGAGTGCCAAGGATTCCGAATGTATGGATGGGTATTGACAGCGTGCGCAAGGTGCTGAAGAGTTCCGTGTTCCATGAGGATTGTCTTATTGAATGTGTGGGAGAAGGCGATGTGAAGTTGTTGAGCGGGGTGGATTGTGTATGTACATACCGTAAGAAGACTGTACTGGAAAACGGGGTAAGCCGGGATGTGCCGGAGCATAATGAGGCAAGCCACGGGGCGGATGCCGCAAGGACGCTGGGAGAGGGACTTTCCCGCGGATTGGTGCCGCTGGCTAAGGGGTTTGTGGAACAGGGAGAGTGCGTGGTGGAGGAGTGGATGGGGGATGATGAAGGGGAAAGTGTACGACGGAGACGCGGAGGGCTGGCAAGGATGGATTGACATGAACGTATTGGAATGGATGCGCGATGATGTGGCTGTATGGTATTTTTGAGGCATGGGTTTTAAGAAGAAAAGCATTGAACCTCCTCCTGTGCAGGCTCCGAAGGTGGAGACGGTGAGTGCCGGAGAGAGCGAACATTCCGCAAGACGAAGTTTGCTGGAAGAGGAACGCAGACGTCGCGGAAGGGCTTCCACGTTGCTTGCGAGTGAGGCGGAGAGATTGAATGGCGGCAACGGCGGCGGGAAGAGGCTGACGCTGGGGTGACAGGCATGGATGAGGTTGCTGATGATTTACTGAAGCTGTATAACGGGCTGAAGACGGAGAGGGATGGTTTTGGTGGGACGTGGCGGTTTGCGCGGTGGTTTTTGATTCCACACAAAGTGGACGATTTTTCCGCCCGTCCGAGCGATTTTGTGGGGAGGGTGCGGAATGGTACTGCGAAGCTGGCATGCGAACGGCTGGCCGGCTCTAATTTGAGTTATGTGATGCCGAGCCATGAACAGTGGTTCCGGTGGGGGTGCCGTCCCGGGGATGTGGAGGATGAGGACCGTGACGAGGCTGATGCTTGGTATGCGGCGTGTACAGATATTGCTTTGGCAGAGTTGACGCGCAGTAATTTTTATACGGAGGTTTACGAGTGTTGCAGCGATAGGGCCGGATTGGGGACGGGGGCGTTATACGGCGGTCCGGGGAAGGACAGGCGGTTGTTGTTTAAGTCCATTCAGCCTGAGCATTGCTGCGGGGTGCGGGATGAAGATGGCCGGGTGGTGGTGTTTATCAGGGAAATGTTGCTGTCTGCTTACGATGTGGCTGATTTGTTTGGTGCAGGTTCTTTGAAAGGGAAGGTTAAGGGTGCGTATGAGGAGGGAGGAGCGAAGATGTACGAGAAGAAGTGGGTGGTGCTGCATGTGGTGAGGCGTGCGAAGAAGCCGGAGATGGGAAGAGGCTGGGAGAGCGTGTATGTGGACGTGACCGAGAAGGGGGTGTTGAAGAGGGTGATGGAGTGGGAGATGCCTTTTATGGCGACTCGGTTTTTGAAGAATGGGGAGAGTTTTTTCGGTTTTCCTGCCTGGTTGAGCGTAGATGGGGAGATTGAGGAGCTGGAGCAGATTGAGAAGGATTTGGCGAAGGCGCGGCGCGTGGCGGTGGATCCGCGTATTTTGGAGATTGCCTCCCAAGTGGGAGAGGTTGATTTGCGGGCCGGAGGGAGGACGGTGATTGATCCGACTGTGCTTGATGCAACGGGAGGAAATATGTTTCCGAGGGAATGGGCGGGAGTGGGAGATGTGGGTTTGTCCTACAAGCAGCTTGGAGATAAGGAGCGGCGTGTGAAGGATGCGTTTTTTTCTTCTCTGCTTGATTTGTTTGATTCCTATGACGGCAAGAACGGATACCCGACTGCGACGGAGGTGATGGCGAGACAGAATCAGTATTTGATGCAGTTTTTCCCGTCTTTTGTGTTGTTTGCGGATGATATTCAGCCGATGCTGGACAGGATTTTCATGGTGCTTTACCGTGCCGAAGCATTTCCTCCGGCGCCGGATTGCGTCCTGAAGCCCGTGATGAATGGGAATGTTAAGGTGGGGGTAGCCTTGAATAATCCGGGTGTGACGTTCCATAATAGGGTTGCGCTGGTGCTGCAACGGGTGGGGAGTGATGCCATGATGTCTGCACTCCGAGAGTTTTCGGAACTACAAGAGGTGCTGCCGGGAGCAATGGATCATTTTGACAAGGATTTTGTCGTGCGTTCCAGGGCGCGTGCGCTGGGAGTGCCGGAGAGGGGATTGCTGTCTGAGGCCGATGTGGAGGATGCGAGGAGAGCGGAGATGGCTGCGCTTGAAGAACAACAGAGCATGATGGAAGAGCAGCAGGGAGCTGCAACGGAGAAGGATTTGGCGGCAGCGCGGAAGTTGCAAGCGGAGGCAGAGCGTGCGGGAGGTAAGTAAAAGATAGAGTGTTTTTATGTTATGAAAGATAGTTTAGATGTACAGATGCGGGCAATGGAGGAGGCTGCAAAGCTGGCGAAGCGGCGCAGGCAGGCTTTAAAGAGGTTCCAGAGGAGCGATGAGGGAGGTGTGATTTTGGAGTGGTTGCGGGAGAGGTTTGGGGTGGATTTGTGTTGTTTCCAGTTTCAGAATATGGAGGAGAAGCGCGGGTATGATCCTTTGGATGCGATGAGGAGAGATGCTCACCGAGAAATGTATTTGTTTCTTAGCCGTGCGCAGGAGGATGAGGACAGAGAGGAGGGCGAGGAACTGTGAAGAAACGGTACAGGAAGGGAATTGGCAAGAGTGCGGGGAAGGGGCTGGGGCGGTCTTCCGTAGCGAAGGTGGTATGCTCTGGTATCGGAAACGGTATTTCCGAAGAGGTGATGAATGGAGGAGAACAAAACGAAGAAAGAAGAATTGATATGACTATTAGTAATAAATGCAATCATTCCGAGGCTATCGGCAAGGATTTTTACGCGGTTGTTTCCGAAGGCAATGGTGAGGGGTGGAAGCTTTGGAATGAATTGACCGATCAGCAACGTGCAGCTTTCGTCCGGTTGGCCGAACAAGCACTACCAATTATTGGAAAGCACGCACTGGAGGATGTACGGGATTACTTGACCGGGCAAGCAACCGCGTCCAAGGGCTGGAAGAAGTGGCTTTACTGGGGCGGAGGCGTTATCATTGCGGGTATTCTTGGCGGAGGTGCGTGTCTGACGCTGGGCGGTTGCGGACATAACGTAGATGTAACCCCGGAACGGACTGAGGTGTGCAAGGATGGGACTTGTTTGGTGCTGGAGCCGGGGCATGTGAGTTTTTCACAGGTTCAACCCGTGACTGATGTTCCTCCCGTCGTTCAGGGTGAAGGGAAGTAAGGGCAGGAGGGGCTTAATTGACAGATTGGACAAGTTATGTGCAAGCCGCTGAAAGAGTATTTGGGCGTGGTACGGGAGTATAAGGATACGATTGTGATGTTTCTTGGGATTGCTGCATGCGTGTTCGTTTACGCGGATTTCCGTACTGTTGTGAAAGAACAGGCGGAGACTGCGGCAAAGACGGCTGAGATTTTGCGGACGATGGATGCACGTCTTTCCAATTTGGAGCATAAGGCACAATAGAGTTTTTCGGAGCAGGCCGTTATCTAAACGGCTTGCTCCGGAGTAAAGAAGACGAATTATATGAAGATAGCATTGAGTATCGGGCATAGCCCGCAGGATGGAGGAGCAGTGAGTACGGATGGAAAGTGGAGCGAGTATGGATTTTGGAGAGAGCATGTGGTGCGTGTCAAGGAGGAGCTGGAGAGGCTGGGGCATGTGGCCGTAGTCTGCAACCGGACGGACGCGGGGGGAACCACTCCGAGTTTTGCGGCTAAGGCATGCAATGCGACTGGCGCGGATTTGGCTGTGGAGTTCCATTTCAATTCTGCTGGCTCAGGAGCGACGGGCACCGAGACGCTGTGTTTTCCGGGGTCCAAGAATGGAGCGCGTGCTGCGGGGCTGATTCAGGCCGCCATGTGCGATGTATTGCGCTTGCCTGACCGCGGTGTGAAGGGGGTGGCGGATACGGGCCGTGGGTATATGTATTTTAAAAAGACAGTTATGCCTGCGGTAATGGTAGAACCTGCTTTTGCTGGAAGTAATGTGACGGATTACGATAGGTTGAAGGAACGGGTGGCTGAGTTGTGCGTGGCGGTTGCGAGGGCGATAGACAAGTATTTCAAGGAGGGTTAAGGAAATGAGGGTTGATACCGTTAAAGGGTGCTCCTACGTGGTTACTTGCACGGGGGCTTGCACTGTTCAGGCTGTTCTTGATGGGGCTTCTCCCCTGCTTGTTTTGGAGGCGAGCAAAGAGGGGCAATACGGTTTTGTAGCTCCTACGGATGCTGTGGAGGTGTCCGATGAGTATGCACTGGTTACTCAGACTTTTAAGGGAGCCGTCCCGGGATTGTCTGCCCGGGACGGCATTCAGCCGGGGGATGATGCCACGTTGAAGAGTTTGCTGGCGGAGTCCGGGACTTTTACAGGGACCGTCAACGCCAACGGAGGGGTGAACATTCCGCTGGCCGTGGGAGCGGCGACCGATACGGGGGCGGTCAACCGTCTGTATGCCGCGGGCATGGCCGGTGTGACGGGCATCCTAACCTCTAATGCTTTCCTCAATACGGATGCCATTACCGCGTCAGGATCTTCGACAGTCACCAAAACAGTTCCCTACCATTTGGCTGGTATTAAGGTTCCCAAGGGTACTCATTCAACCATTCAGGCGAGATTTGAGGTGAGCAAGCCTCAATGGAATTATTCCAGTTTCGCCGGGTTCTCTTTCCTTTGGCGCGCTACCAATGCCGCAAAGTTGTCCTTTGGTATCGGCCGCGGCGGGAAGACGATTCGTCCCGACCTTTCCATAGATTCTTACAGTATTATCCCGGCAAACGGTTTGGCTTATAATCACGGCGAAATTCTGGATATTACTTTTGATAATGTCAGGGACTCACAGCGCAACGGTTATACAATAAAGGTGCGTGAGATTTACGCGCTGACAGCCGCGGATGGCTGGCAGGTGAAAACCACCACCAGCTTCATCCCAGCCAGTCAGAACGAGCCTGTTCCGTGGACGATTGCCAAGGTTATTTACCAGCAGAAATCTGCAGCCAATATTGCCAAGTATGAGGATACGGGCGCGCTCTGGCTCATGCTCACCGGAGGTCAGAGGTATAATCTGTATCAAATTGCCACATGCCGGGGCGTCTCCAATTTTGAGACCGGGGTTGGCGTTTCTCAATGGGTGGCTGATGTGGTGAATAATACGGCTGGCGATGTTTCCGTTTATGCGGGAACCGGAGAGTACACCTATTACCAGCCCGGAGGCATGAACCCGGTTTTCTACGGTCTGGAAGCTGTGGGGATTAACGCCATTGAATCCGAAGAAACCGAGGCTTTCGAAGATATTAACGTGCCTTTAGAATCATGAACAATTCAGAAATACAGATACATTTTCCCCGGCCCGGCGAATGGCAGGAATTCACTCTGATGCCCATTTATCAGGACAAGGGCGGTTATAGACTTCCGGCCCGCTTTAACCAGGACGATATACCTGTGGAACAGGCCCCGGCCATGCAGGCGGTAGTGGCCGCGTTGGTTGGATTGTCGGAGCCGTGGAAGGCCGTTCAGGTGTGGGCGAGACTGAAAGAGTTTTACGCGCCGGAAGAGGATGATCCTGTGCGGACGGTGGAAACCGTGGATTTGACCGTTGAGGCCGTCAACTCTCAAGGGGGCCGCAGGTTTTTCACAGCCCGTGACTACCCCGAATTTACGGTTGATTCCCCCTCCGCCGTGGAGTTTTTCAAGTTTTTTACCAAGGATGAGCGGGTATGAGTGGGCGGTGAGGTATGCGGGCAGCCATGAGCGTTTGTGGGAGGAGTGCAGACGGGTACTGGATGCGGGAGGTGTGGCGGCGATGAGCGGGGAGGTTGTGTTGCTGGGGTGGCTGGTGGATGGGGGGCGCGTGTTTTATGTGCATTTGGCGTGGGGGAGTGTGCAGGAGTTGGTGGAGCTGGCACGGGGTTGTCTGGGCGATCAGGCGCAGGGGGTGGAACGGGTGAGGTTTGAGCGTGGCGGGCGGGAGCGGGACAGGGGGATGCGTGAGGTGGCGTTGGTGGATTTATTAAGTATTAAAGACTAGAGATTAAATATTATGTTTATTAAATTAATTGCGAATGGTTTTTTGCGCGAGGAGGCTGGTGACGGGGGCGCAAATGGCGGCGGCGGCCCGGTGAGCCTGATGGCTGGTGCCGGAAATAATGCTGGTGGAGATGGGGCCGGAAACGGTGACGGGGATGGAGGAGAAGGAGACGGCGGCAACAGTGGTGGAGATGGCGGAAGCGGTGCGCCCGGAGCGGGTGCCGTGCTGCGGTATGATTTGGGGGATGAGGCGGCGATGACGGCATGGAGGGAGGCTCTTGGGATGAATAAGGAGTTTGCGGGCGATGAGTTTCTTCCTGCGGCTCCGGAAGGGTTGCCGGAGGGGGTGTGGGATGCGGAGGCGGTGGAGGTGCTGGGGCGCAAGGCATGGGAGCTGGGGGTGCCGAAGGAGGCGTTTGCGGGGATCGTGAGTGAGTTTGCAGCCCGGAGTGCGGAGGCGCAGAAGGCGGCGGAGGCTGCCGAAGTAGAGCGTGTGGAGGGGGTGAAGAGTGAGCTGGAGGCGTTGTGGGGAGAGGGGTATGACGGTCATATGCAGGGGGCTGTGAAGGCAATTAATGCTTTGTGCAAGATGGCGGGGATGGGGGAGGAGGATGCCGAGGTGATTAGGAATGATCCTGCGGTGGGGACGAATCTGCGGGTGTTGCGTTTGTTGGCGCAGATGGGGGCGATGCTGGGGGATGAAGGGGCGAAAGGGCTGCGCGCATCAGCGTCCGGCTCAGGTAGCGGAGCGGCAGAGGCGGCAAGGATTATGAATGATCCGTCCCATCCCCTGCATGAAGCGTTCATGAGTCTGGATCATCCGAATCACAGGTTCGCTAATAGCGAGTATGATCGGCTGATGGGGCTGAGGTGAGAGATGGAGGAGTGTTAGTTATTAAATATTAACAGTTAAAAGTTAGTTTATGGATATTACAAGTAATTTTCAAAATAAGTATTCCAATAAGTGGGGAGTGTTGCTGCAACAAAAGGTTAGCCGTATCAAGGAGTTTGTGACGGTGAAGACTGATTGCAGCGGGAAGGTGGTGTTTCATGACCAGTTCGGTACGTTGGAGTTTGAGGAGAAGACGACCCGCAAGGGGACGACGAAGGTGGATGACGCTCCCACGGACCGCCGTGCTTTGCATCCCAAGTTTTTCCACAAGACGATCGGGTATGACGAGTTTGACGGTACGAAGCTGGGTGATCTGGATGTTCCGGTGTCTCAGACGATTGAGGGCCTGCGGTTTGCTGCCGGACGCCAGATGGACAAGGTGATGCTGGATGCGTTCCTGGGAACCTGCTATACAGGAGAGAACGGGACGACGGCTGTGACTTTCCCCACGGCGCAGACGGTAGCGAAGAATTTTGTGGAGTCCGGAACTGCGGAGGATACGGGGCTGACATTGGCGAAGCTGCGCCGAGCATTGCAGATGTTCCAGGAGAATGAGGCCTGGAATGATGATAGTGCGGGGATGGGGGATCAGTTGGTGATGGCTTGTTCTTCCGCACAGATGATGAATTTGCTTCAGACAACGGAAGTAACCAGCCGTGATTTTGCGGATGTGAAGGCTCTGGTGGAGGGGAAGGTGGATTCTTTCATGGGGTTCAAGTTTTTACGGTCTGAGTATTTACCGCTTACCAGCGGCACGCGGACTTGTCTTGCGTGGGTGAAGAGCCGCGCCTTGTTCGGGCTGTGGAATGATTTCAAGGTGAAGGTGTCCATACGCGATGACATGGAGGAAACTTTGCAAATCCGCGCGAAGTTCGGTTGCGGAGCGACGAGACTTGAGGAAAAGGGGTTTGTGAAGGTGCTGTGCAAGCAGTAACGGTGTTACGGCAGGCAAGGTGCTGAGTTGCCTGTTACGGGGCGGGAGGCGGTCTGCGGGCTGTTTCCCGCCCTTTTTCAAATTTAAGAGAGTTTGTATTATGAAGAAGCTGGATGTAGTTAATTTTGCTTTGGGTATGCTGGGGCATCGTGCTGTGAAGGGGATGGACGACGAGGAGGTGGGGGACGTGGTGAGCGCGATGTGGCCGATTGCCGTGGAGTTTGTGGTGCAGGAGGTGAAGCCCGTATGGAGCAAGCGCGTAGAGCGGCTGCACGGGGAGGAGGATTTAAGGATGCCGGGGTTCCGGATGAGTGCCGTGCTGCCGGATGGCTGTGTGGAGGTGGTGAAGGTGGATGGCGATGGATGGTGCGTGTTTGATGGCCGTTTGTTTTGGCGGGGCGATGTTCAGGAGGTGGATGTGGTGTTTTGCGTGAAGCCGGATGATGAGGTTCATGATTGGCGGTGTGCGGATGGGGAGCTGCTGGCCGCGAAGCTGGCGTGTTTGTGCGCGTTCCAGATTACAGGTGCGGTGAGTTTGATGTCTGCGCTGGAAGGGGTGGTGAAATTGCGGTTGCTGCGGGCACAGCACAGGGCGCGGTTGCAGGATATGGGGAGAGGCGGCAGGGACCGGGTGGAAAGTGAATGGAACAGGGAGGGGATTGTATGAGCGGGATGAGGGTGGCGTTTACCGGAGGTGAGTGGAACCGCATGGGGGCGATAAGGTATGATGTGGATGGGTATGGCCGGAGCGCGCAGACGATTGTGAATTTTCTGGTGCATACGTTCGGCGGGCTGATGCGGCGGCCCGGCGCGGAGAGGATGTGTGCGGTGGATGGAGGGGCCGCTTGCGGGCGGGTGCGGCTGATGGGGATGGATGTGAGTGATGAGCGGCGGTATATGGTGGTGTTTGGAGCGGGGTTTGTGGAGGTGTTCCGGCTGGATGGGAGTTTGGCCGCCCGGCTGGAGAGTCCGTGGACGGAGCAGGATTTGCCGGAGCTGCGGTGGGTGCAGTGCAATGACGTGGTGTGGGTGGTGTGCGGGAGGGTGGCTCCGCAGAGGCTGGAGAGGCATGGCGATGATGATTGGAGGCTGGCGGTGATGGAGTTTGACCGGAGTCCGAGGGAGTTTGCGATTTCCAAGGATGGGGAGGCATGGGTTGAGCGTGATGCGGGTGGGTTGATGTTTGGTGCTGACCGCCATGTGTTCCGCTCAGAGGAGTTTGGCACGAGTGTTCTTTATACTCAGCATATGGCGGAGCGGGTGGTGGTGGCGCAGACTCACGCGGAGTTGACCGGGACGGGTAATCCGCCCGAGGCCGTTCCTGATTTGTCCGCTGCGGGTACGATTGTTTTGGCGGGGCAGGAGTTGTGGACGGTGAGCGGCGATGTGCGTGTTACATGGACATGTTATAAGCAGTATTACGGGAGGACGGATTATAAGGGGAGCAAGAGTTTGGCTGATTATCCGGAGTTTTTCTTTCCCGGATGGGTGGTGAGCCGATTTGGGAGCGGGTTTAACAGCATGCGGGAGTGGTGGGCTTCCAGCGATGGGCCGCAGAGGGCGTTCGTGTGCCATGAGGGGGCGTGGACGCTGAAGACTTACGGGAATGAGGATCAGCGGTGGCAGGGCGAGTTTCAGTTGATGGGTGCGGATGCGGAGGATGAGAGTTTGAGCCCTCATAAGTTTGAGGTGCTGCACAGGTTTTGGTCATGGGACGGGGATTGGCGGAATTTTGAGTTCAGCGGCACGTGTGAACGTCCTACACGTTTGCAGTTGCGGGTGATGAAGTATAAGCCCGCGGCGACTAACTGGGGCAGGCATGAGTTGAGGCTGAATGCGTGGGATTATGATGCGGAGGGGCTGGTTGCCGGGGTTGGCGATTATTGGGAGGAGGTGTGGGGGACGGTGCTGGAGCTGGATGGGGGGAGGCTGCTGCTGGCAGGGAAGGCCCATGCCTGTTGTTATGTGTTTGACCGGGTGGACGGCGGGGGCCGCAAGGTGGGCGCGGAACGGGATGATGGCTGCGGATGGGTGGGGGGATGTGTGTTGAAGGATGGCCGGGCGTTTTTGACCAGCGGAGGGGCAAGGTGTTGTGTGCTGGATGTGGAGAGCGGGGAGGAGAGTGAGGTGCTTTTGGAAGGGGTTGGGGATGGTTTTTTTGGCGAGGCGGTGTTGCTGGATGATGGGCGGGTGCTGCTGACTCCGTATATGGCGACGGCTTTTTATGTGTATGATCCTGCGGATGGAAGTTTGGAGAAGGTGGCGCATTCCGGGCTGGCAGTTACAAGCGGGAGTTACCGGAGGGCCGCTGTGGTGGATGGCGGGAGGGTGTTGCTTTGCCCCTGCAAGAATGGCGTTGCATGCGCGGTGTATGATCCTGTGGCGCAGAGTTTGACTGCCTGCACGGTGACCGGGAGCAAGAAGGCTGTCTGGCATGTGATGCCGTTGCGGGATGGCCGGGCTGTGTTGTTGTGCGGAGAGAGTGCTGGGGATGTGGCGGATGGGGAGGCTGCCATGGGGAGTGTGTGTTTGTATGAGGATGGGAAGGTGGTTGAGAAGATGGGTTCCTTTTTGTGGCTGGCCGGGTGTGTGGAGAGGGAGGATGGGCGTGTGGTGTTGTTGTATTTTGGTTTTGGCGGTTGGGGCGAGTTTGTATGGGATTTGGAGGATGGCAAGACGATCGAGAGCAAGGTGACGGTGAATGGGTTTTGGCCGAGGAAGTGGAAGTGGTGCGGGTGGCGCAGCGGGGGGATGGATATGGTGAATTTTTTGTCCGGTGCCGTGGGGAGAGGCGTTGATCAGGTTTGGACGGCGGCAGAGATGGGTGGGATGAAGTGGAGGGTGCTGAGGTTGAGTTATAAGACGTATGGGGGGGCCGGATTGCCGTATGAGAGGGCGGTGACGGATGTGTGGAGCAGGGGGATGTTTGGGGGAGGGTGCGGGTGGCCGAGTGCTGTGGCGATGCACCAAGGGAGGTTGTGGCTGGCCGGGACGGCGGCGAATCCACAGACGGTGTGGGGGAGCGTGGTGGATGATTTTGCCAATTTCCAGATTGGGGACAGCGATGAAGATGCGATTCAGGTGACGCTGGCGGCCAAGGATTGCCACCGGATTGTGTGGATGGAGAGCGTGAATGATTTGTTGATTGGTTCCACGGCCCAGGTTTGGCGGCTGAGCGGAGGCGAGGGCGGCGTGGTGACTCCTGATTTTTGCCGCGCTGCCGTGCAGTTGAGGGTGGGGTGCAGCCGGGTGGATGCGGAGGCGACGGATGGAGGATGCGTGTTTGTCCAGAGAGGGGGGATGAGGGTGAAGGAGCTGGGGTACAGTTTTGAGGCGGACGGGTACAGGGCCGCCGATACGACGACGTTTGCCGAGCATGCAGGCGGGCCGGGAGGGTTTGTGGGGCTGGCCGTGCAGCGCGTGCCGGAGGTGAGGATTTGGGGGGTGAGGGCTGATGGCGGGCTGGCTGTTCTGACGTATAATGCCGAGCAGCGGGTGTGCGCGTGGACGAGGCATGTGCTGGGAGGGGGCGGCAGGGCGTTGAGCGTGGCCGTGATGGATGGGCAGGATGCCGATGAGGTGTGGCTGGCTGTGGAGCGTGATGGCCGGGTTAGTCTGGAGCGGCTGGTGGAGGGGTGCGGCGTGTTCCGGGACGGATGGAGCCGTGGGGGAGATGCCGGGGCGCCGTATGAGTCCGTACTGGTTACAAATGGGCTTGCGTTTGAGCAGGGTGCGGGGGTAAAGTCAGGGAGTGTGAGCGTGCGTGCGCGGTTTGTCGCGAGCGCGGCGGATGGGGTGCGTGCAGGGTTTTGCGGGCGGTTGACGGAGTTGAGCAGGAGCCGGGGCGATGTGCTGGACGGCTGGCAGGATTTGACGGTGCCGGGGGTGTGGAGTGATGAGCTGGTGTTTGAGTTGCGGTGCGCCGGGGATGGCGATGTGCGTTTGCTGGGGTTTGATGTGCAGTTTTCAAAGTAGTTTATTGATAGATATTATATTATGGAATGGTTTCAGTTAGGTATGGCCGGTCTTCAGGGGCTGGCCGGCGCGTTCCGGGGACGCGCCGAGAGGGAAGCCGGGCGGCAGGCGCGGCAGACGGCTTATTATAATGCGTCCGCGCTGGACAGGGAGGCGGATGCGCTGGATGCGGAGAGCGCGGAGAATCAGATGAGGATGCGGGCAATGCAGGGGGTGGCCACAGGGCAGGCCGCCGCGCAGACAGCGGCGAGCGGCGTGGAACGGAGCGGGAGCGCGCTGGGGAGGGAGATGAAGGTTGCGACGCGGTTTGAGCAGGAGGTGAATGATTTGGCGGCGCGCAGTTTGCAGCGGTCTTCCGCCATGAGGGAGCAGGCCCAGATGGAGAGGTGGAAGGGGAGGCAGGCGGAGCGGGCCGGCAAGGTGTCCGGATTCGGGAGTTTGCTGAGCGGCGTGGTGCAGGGCGGCGCAACGGCTTTTAATGCTTTCAAGTAGATATGGATAAGTTTTCTTTGTTGAGCGGGTATCATGAGCCTGTGCTGGCTGATACGGGGGCCGCAACGGCTCCGGCGCGCGCGGCGGCGGAGATGGCCGGGGAGATGGGGGCCGGGACGAGGTTGCTGGCGCGGGAGGATGAGGAGAGGGCGCGGTTGCAGGAGAAGGCGGACAGGATGGCCGATGCGGGGAGTTTTGAGGATGTGAAGAGGTTGATGGAGGAGGAGAGGGGGGTATGGGATAATGCCGAGCTGGCGGCGGGGAATAAGCCGGGGAGGGAGGCCCGCTGGAATGCGCTGGTGAGCAAGAGGCTGGGGCCTATGTTCCGCAAGGTTAAGTTTAAGACGCCGGAGGTGAAGGAGCGGGCGCGGCTGTGGTATGATGCGTTTACGTCAACGGGCCGTATTGATGCCGGGCGCAGGGAGTTGCTGGCGAGTAAGGAGAGGGCTGCCAAGTCTTTCAAGGCGAGGTATGATTTTTGCCTGAGGGGTGGGGATTATTATGGCGCGAGGGAAGCGGTGCAGACGGCTGGCGCGGAGGGGGTGATGGAGCCGGATGAGCAGCAGTTGATGTTTCAGGATGTGAGTTTCAAGGAGACGGAGAGCAGGGTGCAGACGGCGATTCAGAGAGATCCTTTTCATGGGTTGGATGCGCTGGAGAAGTCGGGAGGGCTGGATGCGGTGAAGGGTAGGCCGGATGTGATTGAGGGGTTCCGGAAACAGGCGGAGGCGGCAAGGCGCAAGGCTCAGGCCGGAGTGGCTCAGGGGTATGTGATGGATGCGTTTGAGGGCCGGGAGTTCCGGGGAAATGATTTGGAGAAGGATGTGAAGGAGGGGCGCGTGGCCGTGGATGACGCGATGAGTTTGCGGGCGGCGGAAGAGCGGCGGAGGAAGGCTGTGGAGAAGATGGGGAAGGAGGAGGCGGAGTTGTACACGAGTCCGGAGGATTTTATGCGGGTGGATGGTTTGTTGCGGGGGTATGAGCCTGATTTGGATGTTGACGGGACGATGTATGCGGAGGTGGAGAGGGAGATTGCCACGTCCATGCTTTCCAAGACGACGAAGGAGAGGATGATGGCGGAGCTGAAGGATCTGGCCGTGGGGAATGTGCCCGCACGGTTCCGGGGGGCGGCCAGGGAAGCGGCGAGTGTGGTTGAGGGGATGGTGGATGGAGAGGTGTTCGGGAAGTGGAAAGAGACGCAGAAAGAGGGAGATTTTGCCGGGTATGAGAGGTCTATGGCGGCGGCTTATCAGGTGAGACAGGGGCTGGAGCGGTGGGTACGAGAGAATCCGGGGGCAAGCCGAGAGGAGATTAGGGCACAGGCTGAGAGGCTGGCGGCGGATGGTACAGGGGTGAAGTTGTCAGGCCGTCAGAATGTTCCGGGTGTGGCGGCTCCTGAGCCTGAAGTGAAGCTGAAGAGTGTTGGCGCGAGTGAGGTGCTGGATGAGTTGGGGGTGGATATGAATGAGCAAGGTAATGCTGCTCTGCTGCCTCCGCTGAATGGGGATTGGGGTGCTCCGGCTCAGAACAGGGAGGGATGGAGAAAGGTTCTGGAGGGTGTGAGTATGAAAGGGAAGGATTTGAGGCAGTGCCATGCTGCCGTATTCAAGGTTTTAGATGTGAAGTCCGCCAAGGATGTAGCGGCATTGAAGCGGGTGGTGGAGGAGAAGTGGGCGTGGGAGAATGGGGAGAAGTGATGTTTCTGGTTAATGTTTAATAGTTAAAAGTTTTTATGTTTGGTAATGATATTTCACAGGTAGCGGCTCAGGCGAGGGAATTTGAACGTAGCGGGAAGAGGGATAAATTTTTGGAAGAGAGCGCGAATGCTGTTTATGATGACGGAGAGGGCAGGCAGTTGTTCCCTGTGGAGATTGATCCGGCAATGGATCGGTATTTGCGGCAGAAGGGGGAGGGTTGGCAGGCTGACGCTTATCGGAGCTGGCAACGCGGGAAGATGTTGGCCGCCGATTTGAGGAAGGGCGGGGATGATCCGATGAAAGCGGAGAAGGAGCGCGTGCTGGGCGAAGAGAGAGCCAAGGTGCAGGAGTATGTTAATGAGAGGACAAGGCGCGGCATGCCTTTGTTTCCTGATGCATTGGCGTTTAAGAGTGCTCAGGAGGATGAGGCGGAGTATGCGAGGAGAAAGGATAAGGTGGATTGGCACCGGAGCGTGTTTAACGGGGATTTGAAGAAGGTGCCGGAGAGTGTGAAGAAGGAGTTTGAGGCGCAGTTTTTCCCGGATAATGAGCTGGGGGATGAGTTGCGAGCGCGGTCGCTGGTGCTGGGATGGGCGTTGGATGAGGGAGGATATACCGAGAATCAGGTTTCGGCGCGAAACGGGGTTCCGCTACTGGAACAGATGGCTATACGGCTGAAGGAGCAGGGGGAGCAGATTGATTTTAATAAGCCGGGGCTGACGGTGTACAGGTTTCTCAGCAGGCGGGCGCAGGAGGATGCTCATGCTGACGAGTTGCTGAAGGGGGCTGCCGAGAGCGTGAGGCAGGCTGTGCTGACGGGCGGGGACGGAAGACAGGCGTTGTGGGAGCAGAGGGGACAAATGGGAGAGGATATGTATAAGAAGGTGGGGAATACATTGCGATGGGTGAAGGCGGATGCGGAGAGGACAAGGCGAGGGCTGGAGCCGGTATTGCCGCGCGTGATGGAGGGGCTGGAGTGGGCCGTGAAGTATGCTGACGGGACGGCGAACCGGATTTTTCAGCCGGAGGGGATGGCTTCAATCCACCAAGCCCTGAAGGCGATGGATGGCCTTACGGATGCCCAGATGGATGCGCTGGCGGAGATTGTGCAGCGCAAGGGCGGGAATGAGAGGAGTTATATGGCGAATGTATGGAAGGCCGGGAACCGTGGCTGGGAGGATTTAGGTAATGGAATCAGGTCTTTGTTGCGCGGCGGGATTGCCGCACAGTTGGATGTGGCGGGGGGAGTGAAGGAGTTGTTTGGCGGGGACGGGTCTGCCCTGAAGGCTGACGCGAAGGCGGCGGATGAGTATGGCCGGAGGCTGGATGCTTTTCTGGCGATGGCGCAGGGGACGTACAGGCCGATTAACAAGCCGGAGTATGGGTGGTTTGGGAATGGGGTGCTGAGCGCGGTGCGGTCTGTGCCGATTACGGCGTTGAGTTTTTCCGGCGTGGGGGCCGGAGTGGCGGCGATGTCTTATGCCGGGGATAGTTACAGTAAGGCCGTGCAGGAGCGTCCAGATGGCGGCAGGCTGGCGAGGCTGGGAGGCGCGGCGGCGAGCGGCGCGGTTCAAGGGGCGTTGGATCGGGCCGGGGCGATCGTGGCAAAGGGAGTGATGGGGTTGAGATCCGGGAGCGCGTTTGTGGATAAGTGGATGAGCAAGTTGAGTCTGAGCCGTCAGGCGATGCGGCTGAAGAGTTCCGCCCTGCGGGCAGGGGCGCGTTCCGGCGTGGCTGGGGGAATGGTGCTGGGCGAGGAGATGACGACGGAGAAGTTGCAGGATTTGGCCGATCCTGTGATGCAGAGTTTGGCTTCCGTGATGGCCGGGGAGGCTCCGGGGATTGATTGGGAGCGGTTTTGGAAGGATTTTACGAACCGTGACCAGAATATGGAGTTGTTTGGTTCCGTGCTGGCGTTTGCGCTGGTGGGGGCCGGGGCGCGGTTTACGGCTGAGGCCGGGATGCAGCGGCAGTTGAGCCGGGAGTATGGGAAGCTGAAGCGGACGTTTGGTTTTAGCGATTCCCTGCTTGCCCGGATGCGGGCGGAGGAGAGTGACGTGGCGCGGTATGCGATGATGCAGGATGGGATTCAGGATTTTATGCGCCAAAATTATGGGAAGGAGGTGGACGGCGTGAAGGTGGGGCTGGGTGACGCGGACGGGATGAGGAAGCTGGCTGCCCGCGGCGGGGTGAGGACGATGGATGTGGTGGCCGCCGCTGAAGCGCATGCGGCGGAGACGGCGCGAGGGGTGGATGAGGTGCGTGTGGATGGAGCGGAGGTGCAGGAGGGGAAGGGTGCTGTGGTGGGTGTGAAGGGGCCGGAGAGCGGCGGCGTGAGCGAGGTGGGGAGTGGGCCTGTGCTGAGTTTTGAGCATGGGCCTGTGCCGGAGCGCAAGGGTGGAAGGCAAGTGGATGAGAAGGAGGCGATGAAGCAGTATGTGGAGGCTGTGAATGAGCAGTTGCGGGAGTTCGGGGCGAGTCCGATCCGCGAGGAGATGAATGAGTTTACGGAGGAGATGCAGTATGTGGTGGAGCTGGGGGACAGGCCGGAGTTTTATGATACGTATGATGATGCGTATGAGGCCGTGCTGCGGCATTTGGAGGAACGGGAGGATGAGGTGGTGGCCGGGCTGAAGAGCAGCTTGCGGCAGTACCGGGATAAGGATGAGGGGTATGTTGGGAGGGTGCAGGATGAAGCGAATGAGGAGATGATGCAGCATTTGAGCGATGTGGGGCAGGATGGGCGGATGAGTTTTGACCGGAGCAAGTTGAGTGTGCCGATGACGTTGGCGCAGTTGAAGACACAGGGTGATTTTATGCGTAAGTCTGCCGAAGGCCGGGAGAGGATTTATGCGGCGCAGATGGGAGTGGAGGCCGGGGTGGATGCTGCCCGGTTGCGGGTGTACGGAGCCAATGTGGCGCAGGAGTTTGCGAACGGACGGTATGAGGTGGTGAGCAGATTGTACCGGGGGGCTAATCCGTTTGACGTTTATGAGGAGTGGACGGAGGGGATGACGAAGGTGTTGATTAAGGATAATGAGTGGACGGTGGCGGAGTTTGAGGATGAACTGAAGCGGCTGGAGGGTGCAACGGGTGAGACGTTTTTGGCGACCGGGGAAGGGGTGGACAGGTTACAGGCGGTTTGCGAAGGGGTGAGCAAGGCGGCGCGAGCACATTTGATGGGGCACATTTCCGATGAGAGGCTGCCGGATAAGTTGCGGCGGTGGTTCAAGATGTTCGCTTTGTTGTTTGCCAAGTATTTTGAGTTTGCACAGGATGTGATGCTGGCGAAGAAGATGCTGGGCGCGGACGTACAGGGGAAGATGAGCGAGAAGTTTCGCCGCCTGTTGAATGATTTTGCCGGGTTTGACGAGGCGGCGATTGCGGAGCGCGCGAGGAGGGAGGAACAGGCGCAGATTGAGGCGGAGGCGATGGGGGATGTGCCGGAGATTGGAGAGTGGGTGGCCGGGAGGCTGCCGCACCCGAAGACGGCGGCTGAGGCCGGTTCCGATTTAACCGGAGAGCTGCAACGGATTTATGATGCCCTGACGACGACGCGGACGGCCAAGGGCAGACGCAGGAAGGATGGTACGCTGGGGAAGAGTTTTGAGCAACGGGTGGTGGCGCGTGCAGAGCAGTTTTTCAGCCGGGAAGGGCGTGTGTCCGATGTGCTGGAGGCGGCGAATGAGGCCGGGTTTGATTTTGCCGATTCCGGGGAGTTGTTGAGCGCGGTGTATGATAGCGTGGTGTATGGGTATAAGCGGTATGCGGCGCGAGGGGAAGGGCAGGAGGTGAGTTTCAGCATGGGGGACAGGGTAAGGCGCGTACCGATGGCGGAGGCCCGGCGTGTGGCTGATGCGTTCCACCGGGTGGAGGGGATGGAGCCTGTTGCTGCGGATGTGCCGGCAGCGTATGCTTCTGATTTGAAGGATGCGCTGGGGGATATTCGGGAACGGTATAGAGTGTTGCAGAAGGAGACTCAGGAACAGGGGTATGCGCTGGTGATGGGGGACGGGAAGCGGGTGCAGGTGGGAGGCAAGGGGTGGAGGGAAGTGAAACAGCATGCAGCCGATAGACGGGTTTTAGCTGCGTTAGCCGTGCTGCCGGAGTTGGCCGGGCGGGCTGAGTTTATTTATTCCGGCGAGAATTCAGATTTGAAACGTAAGCCTAATATAGCCAGATTTCATTATTATTTGACGAAAGCGGATTTCAAGGGGGCTTCCGATGATGGGAGTGCTGATTTGGCCTATGTGAATATTGCCGTGGCAGAGGGGAAGAATGGGGAGTTGTTTTATGATCTGGATGCTTCCACGGTGGAGGACGTAGATAGCATGAAGGGTACTTCCGCCACCCTGCAACGACCCCGCGTCCCAAACACGGGCGAGGCAGGGGATGGAGTACCCCACAAGGGAAGGGTAGCGTTGTTGAAGGAGTTTGTCAATTATGTTGACAGAGATTTAGCTGGACAAGGAAGAGAAGGGCGTGAGGTGAGTGTGCAGGATGTGGAGGCGCAAGGTGGTTTTGATGAGCATGGGGTTCTGGCTGCGGAGAATGCGGTGGTGGTGAAGCCGGATGGCGATGTAACGATGTCTGTCCGCGCTCTGCATGCAAGTCCTCACAGTTTCCGGAAGTTTGATACGGCGTTCATGGGCAAGGGCGAGGGAGCGCAGGCGTATGGCTGGGGGCTGTATTTTGCGGAGTCAGAGAAGGTGAACCGGGATTATATGAACTGGTTCGCGCAGGATAATGCGACATGGAAGTTCGGCGATGTGGAGACTTCCAATATGGAGGTGATGCATCAAGCCCTGTATGACAGGTTGTTGCCGAAGGATGCCCTGCCGGAGGTGAAGGAAGATGCGAGTGATATGATCTGGACTGTTCTCGGCGATTTGTCTGACGCCAGAGGGGATGAGGGAAAGATAGAAGCGATTAAGAAAGAGTTGCGCGAGGACATTCAACATTCCATGGAATACGGGAGTACGTACCACCAGACGCTGGAGAAGATGCTCCAGCTGCACGGCGTTTACCGTTCCCTGATTGATCTTCTGGACGAGATAGAGGTCAGGCCGGGCATGCCTTCCAATTACAAGGTAGAGTTGAATGTAGAGGATTCTGAGCTGCTGGGCTGGGATTACGTGGACGAGACGGTTCTTTCTTTGTTGAAGGATTCCCCGGTGGAAGAGGTGCGGTATGCTTTGGAACGTGCCGAAAGCCGGGCGGATTACCGCGGCGAAAACGTGAGCGGCAAAGATGTTTATCAGGAGTTGTTTGATGCTTTTTGGGATGGAGAAGATGGCACGAAACAGGAGGCACAGAAGGCCGCCAGCGTGTCTTTGCTGTCCAGCGATATTAAAGGCATCAGGTACGCAGACGGCTATACCCGCGGGAAAGCGGAGGAAGAGCAGACGTATAATTACGTGATTTTTGATGGCAACGATATTAAGATTACGGCGTTTGCGGATGAGAGCACCGGGGGAGAGTGGGCGGATTATGTGGATGGGTCGGCAACGTTTTCTATAAGGGAAAAGGCGGATATTAAGAAGAAAGCGGAAACTGAGGGCACGTTCATGAAGGCCCCGAATGGGAAAGAAACGAAGTTGACGGAAGACCAATGGCTTGCTGTGCGCACGGAGGCGTTTAAGAATTGGTTTGGGGATTGGGAGCATGACCCGGAGCAGGCCTCCAAGGTAGTTGACGAGAACGGAGAGCCATTGGTGGTGTATCATGGGACGCAGAATCGAGGCTTTACGGTGTTTGAGAAAAGCATGATGCGTTCAGGCGGCGCCAAGAAAAATAAGGGAAAGAATCTTTACGGAGACGGGTTTTATTTTGCCTCGGATTACTATACGGCACAGAGTTATGGAAGAAATATCCTCGAATGTTTTCTTAATATCAGGAATCCCGCTCCTAATGATTTGATGTTGGATGCGGAAAATGACGGCATCAGAGGCAGTGTGCCGGGTAGTGTCATTTTCGTCGCTTTCGATTCTACACAGATCAAGTCTGCCACGGATAACCGGGGTACGTTTGACAGCGAGAACCCGGATATTACGTTTTCTGTCAGGGGACTTAGAGCACTTGACCGGGAGTATTTGGATGCCGTGGAGAAAGGCGATATGGAGAAAGCCCAGCGCATGGTGAATGAGTTTGCCAAGGCAAAAGGGTATGTCGTAGATGATAGCTGGAAAATGGACCACAGGGCTCCGAGCAAGTCCGGCGATACCCCGCAGGAACGGCAGAAGAATGGGGAAGTCAGCCTACTGGATATGGCGGATGGGTTCGGAATCATCCCGGAAGAAATGATTCTTGATTCCTCCCGGAATCTTGAACTGGGCTGGGATAATGCTCACATGAATGCTTTGTCCGCCGTGAGGCGTGCTATGGAGCAAAGGAGGTCTCTTCTGGAAAAGGGGAAGAACAACAAGATACCGGCGATTGCCATGTACAGGGCTGTCCCCCGTGAGATTAAGGAAGGTGATTTCCGGGGCGGCGATTGGGTAACTCCCTCCATGGAGTATGCCCGCGAACACGGAGAGTCCAGCCTGGATGGAAAATTCAGGATTATTTCACACAGGGTGTCCATCAAGGATGTGTATTGGAACGGGGATGATATTTGCGAGTGGGGGTACGATGACGGGGTGAATTATGCCTATCGCAATACGAAGAATAACCGTAAGCTGCTGGACCCTGTCACTTATGATCTTGTAGAGGTAAGAGACGAGAATGGAGAGTATGAAGGGTACGATCCCGGAGAATGGGATAGCGAAAAGAAGAAGTTCTCCCTGATTCCCTACCGGTTTAATTATGAAGAGAGGGTTATACCTCTTTCCAAGAGATTTAATTCAAGGAATTCTGATGTATCTTTTTCCATGCGGATGATGCGTGGCGGGCAGAGTGTGTGGGATTATTTGACGGCTGTGCAGGGGCAGGCTTACGAGCAGGAAGCAAGGTTGTATGAAGCAATGCAGAAACGGCTGGAGAGCGCGTTGCAGGCGAACGGGTTTACAAGGGATGGAGTGTATAAGGATGAGCAGGGAAGAGATGATGAGGCTGTGAGGGAGCGGATGCTGGCCGTGATGGCCGTATGTGATGCCGTGGTGACGGAGCTGCCGAGGGATGTGCGCGGGGGGATCAGGCCGGAGGTTGTTGCTTCCTACCGGGAGGAGGTGATGGAGAAGAAGACGTGGAGGGGGAGGATGAATGCGCTGAGGCGTATGGTGAAGTATGTGGATTGGCATATTGTGAATGAAGGGAAGAAGAGCCGATTTAAGGAGTTTGAACGGTTTAGAAAATGGGCGGCGGCAAGTGTGGGCGAGAACCGGGTACGGCGTGGGAAGATGAATGCGGAGATTCAGAAGCGGCTGGATATGGTGGAGAGGGCGTTGGAGTTGGATGCGGATGAGCTGGAAACGGCGAAGAATACGGCTGAGAAGGTGGTGGAGGAGAAGGCATTGATTGGCGGGGCTGAGTATGATGAGGCGGTGGAGTGGGTACGTGCGCTGGATGCGTTTGGCGGGTTGTATGAGAGGAATATGCACGGGAGGCTGACGGCTGATTTGGAAAGAGTGCAGGCCGCGCTGGATGCCCTGAAGGAGATGTATGCTGCCGGGAGGCTGGCGAATGAGGCGTTTTGGGAGGATCGGCGTGAGCGTATTGCGGATTTGCTGGATGAGGCCGGGAAGGGGCTGGGGCGTGAGCAGCCGGTGAGCGTGAATGAGCGCACCGGAGCGGCGAAGCATGATGTGGGTGTGGGTAAGGGGATGCGGAATTTGGTGCGGGGGTTTGTGAGTTTTGAGAATTTGATGGAGGATTTGTTTGGAGAGGGGAAGGTGACGGAGTATTTTGCAGAGGGCATCAGGAAGGCGCGGCTGGAGTTTAATGATGTGCGACAGAGGCGAGTGTTGCGGTATTACGGTGCCTTGTACCGGATTGCGAGGCCGGAGGAGTTTTTGAAGAGGGCTGACAGAAAGGTGGATGGTCAGGTGAAGCTGGGCGTGAGGCGTGTGGTGGATGGTATGTTGAAGGATTTAAGCGAGAATCGGACTTGGGGGATTGAGGTGAAGATGCCAGGCGAGTTCAGGAGTGAGCGGGTGCGGATTGAAGAGGCGCGGGCGGTTGCGGAGGGTAAGATGGAAGCAGAGCAGATGCCGAAGTGGGCGAAGAATCAGAAGGCGATGGATGCCCTGAAGATGGCGTTGAGCGAGATTCCGGCGAAGAGCAGGAAGGAGTTTGTGAAGTTTTCATGGCTGGAGCAGGGCGCGGAGCTGGTGGAGATGGAGATGAGCGATTTGGAGGCGGCGTATTTGCTCCAGATGTCCGCGATGCCGGAGTATGAGGATAATCTGGAGGCGTTGGGTTTTGACGAGGCTGCGATTGGGAAGGTGAGGGATCATATTGATGTGCGGGCGTTGCGGGTGGCGGAGTATTTAGGGGAGGAGTATGAGCGGGGATATAAGGAGTATAATGAGGTGTACAGGAGGTTGTTTGGGTGTGATATGCCTAAAGTGCAGAATTATGCTCCGGGGTTTTTCGTGACGGATAATGCCGCTGAAGCCGTTGATCCGATGGAGTCCAGAGGGAGCGGATGGCTGAGTGTGGGGAGCATCAAGATGCGTCGGAAGCATTATGCGCTGCCGCGTGTGGTGAGTTGTGTGAATGCGTATTGGGCGCACAGTATGCAGATGGATCACTGGGCGAGTTTTGCGGAGATTATGAGGGATATGAAGGCGGTGTTGTTGAATGGAGAGCTGGGGAACAAGATTGATGCGGTGCATGGGGCGCAGGCAAGGACACATTTGACCAAGTGGGTGAAGGATTTAGAATTTGACGGTTCGCAGGATTCGGGCGGAGCCGGACAAGCTCAGCAAGTAGTGAGCCGGGTGTTGGGGGCGATGGCTCAGGGTGCGCTTTCATATAACCTGAAGACGTGTCTGAAGCAGCTCCCGGCCATGTTTTCCAGCATGGCGGATATGTCCCCCTCAGATGCCATGAAAGGGTTTATTGGGGCATTGGCGAATCCGGGACAGTTGGCGGAGGTTTGGCAGAGTCCGACGATCCAACAAAGGCTGATGCAGGGCATGAGTCCCGAAATGAGGCGGGCTTTGACGGCGAACAGGATGAAGGTGAGCATGCTGGGGGATGCCGTGGAAGCCGGGATGTTGCCGATTGGATTGACTGATGCGGCATTTACAACGTTTTCCGGGGGTATTGCGTATATGGCGGCCAAGAAGAAAGCCATGAAAGAGGGATTGAGTGATGAGGTTGTGGAGCAGAGGGCGTTGGCCGCGCTGGACAAGGCGGTGCGGAGGACAGCTCAACCTATTGAGACAGAGCAGAAGAGCCCTTGGGAGATTCATGCGAACGCGCTGGGGCGTATGTTTATGATGTTCCGCTCTGATCCGCGCAAGCAGATAGCGTTGAGTTATATGGCGATTGCGAAGTGGAAGAGAGGAGAGATTGGTATGGGAGAGGCTGCGTGGCGGTTTGGTCAGGCGTGGGTGGTGTACGGAATCATGAATCAGGTGATTGTGGAGTTTCTCAAGTGGGTGATGGGGCAAGGTGACGATGAGGAAGAGTTGGATTTGTGGGATAGGTGGAAAGGGTTTGCGGTGAGTGGAGCGATGGGGGCGTTTTCCGGTATTTTTGGATTGGCTGAGGTAATAGAGTTCATCTATTCAAAACTGGCTGGCGAAAAGTACATGAAGTTTAGTAATACGATGGTCGATCATGCTGAGGCGTTATGGAGAGGAGGAGAAGGTGTAGTGAGGATGTATAACGGTGAGGAAGAGGAGTATGGGAAGGTAATGAATCAGTTGGGAAGAGGGTTGAATGGTATGGGATTGTTTGCGGCGGCAGGAAGGCCGGAGATTGGAGCTGCGGTGCAGGTGATGGGGCGTATTGTGAAAGAGACGAAGAGTATGGCCGGAACATGGGGGCATCTGTGGGATAATGAGATGGCTAAAGCCAGAGAGCAGCAGAGATTGATCCAAGCGACCAAAAAAGAAGAGAAGGAAGAACGGAAAGCAAAAATGGAAGAGAGGAAGGAGTTGATGGCGCGAGTGAAAGGTTTGGATTATTCAAGCCGGATGAAAGTGTATCAGGATGTCGGACTGGATAAAGAAGAGAGGAAGTTGATGGAAAACCGGGTGAAGATGGATGGAGCTTCCGAGGTTGTGAAGGCTGTGAGCCGGGTAAAGAAAGATAAGAGGAAAGAGCTGGTAGAGAAGTTGAAGGGGACGATGAGTGAGGTGGAGTATGAGGAGTTTGTGACTGAGCTGAAGGAGAAGGGAGTGAAGTGGAAGTGA